TATGGCAAAAAGATTTACAGACACGGAAAAATGGAAAAAGCCTTTTATTCGTAACCTATCAGCACCTTACAAACTTTTATGGCTTTATGTATGTGACGACTGCGACCACGCAGGAATTTGGCAGGTAGATATTGATGTAGCCAGAATACGCATTGGAGAACAAATAACCGAGCGTGAAGCTTTAAAATTTTTTGGAGATAAGGTTATTAGAATAGACGAAGGCAACAAATGGTACATACCTTCCTTTATAGATTTTCAATATCCAAGCGGACTTAATCCAGACAACAAAGCACACGGGGGAATTATAAAGGTTTTACAAAAATACAATTTAATAGATGACGAATTTAAGCCCCTTGTAAGCCCCTTATATGGTGCTATGGATATGGATAAGGAAATGGATATGGATAAGGATAAGGTAATGGTAAAGAAAAAAGTTGTTGAAAACTTAAATTCTAAGTGTAATTTAGAAGAAGCGTTTGAGTACTTTTGTTTTCGTATTGGATTAGAGCAAGGCAAAACCGAAGCCGAAAAGTTTTTTAACTATTACGAAAGCAACGGGTGGAAGGTAGGTAAAAACCCTATGAAAAATTGGAGAGCAGCAGCAAATAATTGGATAACTAACACAAACACATATGCAAAAGGAACTACAAACAATCAGCGAAAGCTTACAAAAGGAGAACAATTTAACCTTGATGGCTACAACCTTATCAACGCTACTTCCTTCGGAGCAGGAGATTATGACCGCATTTTCGGGGGATAGGATAAGAAGCATTAACCAGACAATGCTTAACCAAAACTTGATTTATATTATGCAGCTTGTAGGATTAAACGTAATGCCTGACAAAATTAAGATGTCGGTTTTAGAGGATTGGATAAGAAGCGAATACGGAAACTTTACAATAAACGAGATTAAAGTAGCGTTTAAGCAAATGGTAGCTAATGACTTTATAGACCACTACCAAAATTTTAGCCCTGCATACTTTAGTCAGGTAATGGATAGGTATAAGAAAAAAGCAAACGAAATACGCAAAATGATGCCACAAGAACGAGTAGAAGCAATACCACATTTAACCGATTTAGAGATAATCGATTACAGTTACCAGGAATACAAATTGCTTGAAAACAGAACATTTGACAGAGTGTTTAACCCGTTATCTGTATTTACAAAGCTAAACGCTACCGGCATAAAGAAGTGGACAAAAGAAGATGGAGCAGAAGCTAAAAAGAAACTTATGGAAATTATAACCTACAAGGCTAATAGAATGGATATAATCAGCGCAAAGCAGTACCGAGATGAGTGGACTGAGCAATGGCTAAAGAATCAAGCCAGAGCAGTAGCGGTTGCTTTATTTTTTGATTTGGAAATTAAAAATGGTAAAGTTTCATTTTCTTAATATAGTTTTGTAATATGACGGCAAACGAATTAACCAAAGAAGCAATCAAGACCCTAAATAAAAACGGAGCTTTTGTATGGCGAAACAATAACCTTGCCGTAAGAGGTCGCACATTCATAGGACTTAAAGGAGTTCCAGACGTAGTTGGGTTTACCAATCAAGGAGTAGCCGTTTACTGCGAAACAAAAGCAATAGGCGACAAGTTAAGCAACTATCAAATATCATTCTTAAACTTAGCAAAGGCATCTAAATGTTTATGTTATATAGCAACTGAGGAAAATGGTAAACTTTCATTAAAGGAATATGAACCGCAATAGCATTATAGAAAAGTTATGGAATAGCCAAGAGTTAAAAGATGCTATTGCCAAAATGCAGCCAGAGGATTTGCAAGATGACCTGCGCAGCGAAATTTTTAAAGTGCTATGCGAAATGGAAGAAGATAAGCTTGTCGATATGTACAACCGAAATGTACTTAGGTTCTACTTAGTCCGCACAATGCTTAATATGACCCAATCAAATACAAGCCAATTTTATAAGCTATATCGCAAACCATTACAAACCGAACTACCTATTTACGATAGAGATGAGGAATTACTTAACAGGGTAGAAGATGAACTAAGCAAACTACATTGGTTTAGTAGCGACTTACTTAGGCTTTATGCTATTAACCATAACTGCAACGCAAAGGAATTAAGCAGGGTTACCGGAATACCTTATATGACAATACATAGGGTATTGAAACTAACCAAGCGTGAACTTAAAAAACAATTAAGAAAATGATAATTATAGCAGCGATATGCTTTGCAATATTCTTTGTAGAGATACACCAATTTCATAGGAAGTGGAAATTAGATTTCAAGCCCTTTAGTTGCACAAGTTGTTTAGCAGCTTGGACAGGTTTAGTTTTATATTTACTACCTGCAATATGTACCGATGTTATTGCGTTTGTATTTATACCGGGTGCAGTTGCTCCAATGATTTCAAAAATAATGTGGAACTTATGGAAATAGAACATCGTCAATACTTAGACCTGCATAGACCTAATTACGAAATGGTGCAGAACGGATATGTTAGAAATATAGATTTAGACATACTAAAAATGTACGAACATATTTACCGCAAGTATATGAGTCCAGATTTTATATTGACAGTATGGTGCAGCCATTGTATTTTTGATATGATTAAAAGGCTTTACGAATGGTACGACTTACAACCTAAACCAAAAAAGAATGCAAAGGGTAATTAATTTTAGCGGTGGCAAAACTTCTGCTTATATGACTATCCAAGAATACAAGCCTGGAGATATAGTATTGTTCTGCGATACTATGAGGGAACACCCTAAAACTTATAAATTCATTAATGACTTCGAAGCCTTTGAGAACATACCTGTAACAAGAATAAGCTACGAAGGTGGCTTTGATGGAATGTTAAAAAAGCATAAAGCTTTGCCTAATCAGTTTAAAAGGTTCTGCACAATAGAATTAAAGATTAAAACGGCTAAAAGATATTTGAGAAGCATAGGAGTTAGAGAGTTTGTTAATCTGGTTGGTTTTAGATATGACGAACCAATGCGAGTTAATAGACGCACCCAAAGATTTAAGAAGGTACACGATGCTTTCCCTTTGTTTGAGAATAAAGTAACCAAACAAATGATAAATGAGTATTGGACTAAAAAGCCTTACACTTTAGAAATACCTTCAATACTTGGTAACTGTACTTTGTGTTTTATGAAAGGCAAGAACGCAATACTTGCAATATTAAGAGAATACCCAGAACTTGCAAACGAATGGATAGAAGATGAGAAAAGAAGCAAGTATACTTATCTTAACGGAGTAACAATAGAAACATTAAAAAGCATAGCACAAAATAATTTATTTAAAGAATTTGATTTAGATAACATAAACCCTGCGTATGACTGCGCTTGTACTACTTAACTATGGCAAACTTTATACACCCTACCGCTATCATTGGCGATAACGTAATTATCGGAGACGGAAACTACATTGGTGCTTATTGTATTATAGGCGACAAAGCAGAACACAAGAAGTTCTGGGAAAAAGAAAAAGGCAAAGTTTACATAGGCAATAACAATGTTATAACAGGACTTGTAACAATAGACGCAGGTACTGAGATAGATACATTTATAGGTAATAGTTGCTTTATAATGAAACACGCACACATAGGACACGACTGCCAAATCTTCGATAACGTTACAATAAGTTGCGGTGCTAAAATAGGCGGGCATTCAATTATTGACGAGGGTGCTAATATAGGACTTAACGCAGTACTTCACCAATTTACGCACGTCGGAGAAAATTGTATGATAGGCGCAAGTGCTTTTCTTAAAGGAGAGGCAAAAGCAAATACTAAATACGCAGGAGTACCGGCAAGGGAAATAGGTTCAAACATAAGATAAATGAAAGTAGCAATCTTATTACTAACACAAAATAGGCACGATTTAACGCAGCGTGTAATTAACCAAAACTTTTTTAACTCTGGTTATAACGCAGATTGTTTTTTAATAGACAATGGCAGCGACACGCACGAAACGTTTAACTATCCGTTTACAGGTTATGACTTATCAAAAGAAAAAAGAGGTATAGCAGCAGGAGTTAATGCAGGTTTAAGAATGACTGAGAACTACGATGCGGTTTGTTTGTTAGCTAATGATATACTACTGCCTGAAAATTGGTTAGCTAAGTTTGTACTTTACGCACAACGAATAGAAAACACAGGCATTATTGGTATACATTGTGTTGAAGAACTGCCACCATTAGTAGACGGGGTACATAAAACGCATACACCATTTGGCGATAACTTTATTACTCGAGAACTTATAGACAAGGTTGGCGGTTACAATGAAGCGTATGACCCTTACGGAATGCAGGATAGAGATTACGGGGAACGAGCAACCATTACAGGCTTTACTAATTATTACTTGCCAGATATGAGGTCGGAACATATAGGACACGATGTCGGCAACGGCACGGAGTATCGTAGAATGAAAGACGAAAGTTTAGCAAGGGCGCAAAGCGTATGGGATAAATACCAAGAAATATACCACAACCAAAACAATATAAGATGCGAATACTCTGCATAACTTCTGCGAACTCAGGTGTAGGACTGCACCGAATTATGATGCCAATAGTACACTTAGAAAAGGAGTACGCACTTATTACCGATGTACTTAATGACGAAATACTTGAGCAAGGTTGGGATATTGTGTTAATGAATAGGATGCTAAACGAAATAAACGCAACGCAAATGGATGCGTGGCGAACTAAGTATGGGTTTAAATTGGTAGTCGATAACGATGACTATTGGAACTTAGAGCCAAGCCATTTATTGTATGAGCGTTATATGTTTAACAATATACCGAAGCAGATTATAAGCTATATGAAAGTAGCCGACCTTTGCACCTGCACACACGAAAGATTAGCAGCCGAGATAAGCCAATACAATAAGAACGTTCACATATTACCAAACGCTTTACCTTACGGACAAGAGCAGTTTATGGATAACAAGACCGAAGATTACAAAGTTAGATTGTTCTGGAGTGGTAGCGGAACGCACGAAAGGGATATAGAATTATTAAAGCAACCTTTTAAGAGGCTGCAAGGAATGAATATAAGAACTGTAATAGCCGGATACAATGACGGGGAGAAACCTATTTGGGATAAAATGATAGCAGCATTCACTTGTGGACTAAAGCTTAACCCTACGATTTATAACTACGCAAGAGTTACGGAATATATGGGTGCTTATACGGACTCGGATATTTCGGTTATCCCTTTAGTAGATAGCAAGTTTAATGCTATGAAATCAAATCTAAAGGTATTAGAAACGGCTGCTAAAAAGAACCCTGCAATAGTTAGCCACGTTAATCCTTACTATGATTTACCGGTACACTATGTAAAAAGCCAAAAGGATTGGTATAAACATATAAGAGATTTGGTAAACGACGAGGCTATGAGAAAGGAAAGCGGACAAAAGCTTTTTGAGTTTTGCCAAAAGAATTATAACTTCGAGGGTATAAATTTAGACCGAAAGTATATTTATAGTAAACTATGCCAGTAAAACGGCATTTAAAATAATTTGCATAGTTAAATTTTTTAATCAATTAATTATTAATCAACGGAGAAATTTAATGGGAAGCTATGCAAAGACACACGCTAAATTATATGCAAGGAATGGGATTTGATTCGTCAGATACTATTCTTTGCGAAGTGTGTGGTAAGGTAGCGGTAGACATAGCACATATAGTTGCGAGGTCAAAGTTTGGTAGCAAAAGAAAAGAGGAGCAAGACGATATAACCAATTTATGTGCAATGTGTCGTCAATGCCATTACGATTATGACTTTAAGAATAGGTGGACTAAAGAAGAAATATTTGAAATACATTTAAAGAATATACCAAATGGCAAAAGGTAACGAGAATAAGAACAAAGTTAGCTTTGGGAAAAGGAAGCGAGGCTCTGCAAAGAAGTCCTTCAACAAGCATACACCCAGACCGAAACAATATAGAGGTCAGGGCAGATGAGAAAACTAACGGCTATATGGTACATTTTAACTCACAAGGCTTACTTCGTAGCAGTATGTAAAACAGGCTTTAATGGAGACGAGATGACTACAATAGGTAACTATACTTACTCAATGGCAGATACTTTAATCAATAAGCACATAAACGATATAGATAATTTTTTAGACCAACAAGATGCTTTAGACGAAGCCAACGATATAATTAACGGGATATTATGATACAAAACGTACCAATCAACACAGTAAAAGCAAACCCTAACAACCCCAGAATA